CTTAATTTCATTGCCATTCAACTGGAGTTGCTTCCAGAACGTATAGAGCGGTTCATACAGATCATTCACCCAAATAGTTAGGTGAGGATACATCTGTGAGATATACAATGCTACAGAACCACCACCAATGAAGGGTTCTCTAAACTCTTTGTAGTCAGAAAAAAGTGGAAAGAACTGTGCCATCTTTTTGACAGCACGGGACTTTCCACCAGGATAACGAAGGGGGGTTTTCAAAGAGGTCATACAATCAGTTTCTTAGTCGGAGTGGTAATGACGCTGGTGCGATTAAACATCTTATTATACTGTTCTTCAAGGTTTGGTGCAAGTTTTACAACAAACATTACAAACGATTTAGGAATGGTGAGTTCTTTCTCATCAGGATCTTGAAGAGGTGCGAAGGGGACAAATCCCAACTGAGTACCATCTGCGTTTGCAGGAACAGCAGTAATAGCATCGCACACAGTGAGACCCTCTGCTGTATCTTCAACTACATCAGCAACAACATTTTCTCCACTGATAAGACGGATGTACTGTACGCTCATTTTTCGTTCTCCATTAATGATGTTAGGGGTGTATCAATAGTGTCTGGTTCAGACTTTTTAGGTTGTTTTTTGTTGGCAGTGTTACCACCAAAGTGTAAAAGAGCGTCGTGAGAATTTTCTCTCGCCGTTCCATAACGAAGGTTTTCCAAATAGTTATGAGTTGGATCACCATCACCATGAAGAATTGAAGTGGTTTGTTCACACTCCAACTTTACAATATCAGGAATTCTAGGTTGTCCTACCATATCTTCAGTAATAACTTGGTTCCAAACTTCAGACAATCTTTCGGGAGGATGTGTCTTGTAGGGTTTCCAAGTATGCATCACAAGGATGTGAATATCAACATCCTTTGACTGTCGCGTAGTAGACCCATGTCGAGTGCGATAATCATAGTCGAAGGTGCCTGCATCAAAATAAATACAAACCCTTTGATGACCTGAATTACTTCCACCCATTCTAGTGTAGGGTTTTAGTTTCCGAAGATGAGTGGGATTATCTGAAATGATATATCCCTTTCCGTAACCAGCTCGTTTGAAACAACTGTAAACATCACCAGTGATAGTGACATAGTATCCAGGAATTAAAGTTCGATAAAAAACTGCTGGTCGTGTAGGTATTCCAATATATTTTTCTAAGGTGATAGGATCGATAACCATATTAGTGTATTGGTAGTATTATTTGAATTCACATTCTAGCATCAACTGAGTAAGACAAGCAAGGAGGTTAATTTCCTGATCTACCACAAAGGCAGACTTGTATTGATATTCAGCGATAATTAGAACTGCTGCTGCAACAGACGGTCCAGTCATCATGCCTGAAAGATTGTCATACAATTTTCGCATGATAGCAACAGGATCTGCATCAAGATTTTGGGTAACCCATTTCTTGACATCATTGAATTTCTTATCTCTCAAAAGAGAAGCAAGATTATCAATGTTGGCATCACCTAACGTCGCCAGAATGCCAGTGTCAATAGACCCTGTGCTACTGTATCGTTGGAGTTCGTTGAGGGTTCTTCGGAAGTCAGGAAAGTATTTTTGGATGACTTCTGCCACAACTCTAGGAGCGAAGGTGACCTCCTCGCGTTTGAGAATGTCTTGGCAACGTTTGAAAAACGCTCCTGCCAACTGTTGCTTTGTTTGTCCTCGGACATTGAAATCTACAACCGTCGTTCTACTATGTAGTGGTTCGATAATCTTGTTTTTGAAATTACAAGTGAATATGAACCGACAGTTCTTTTGAAACTCTTCGATGCTGGCACGAAGTAGAAGTTGGACATCGGGCGTTGTATTGTCCGCTTCATCAATGATAAGAACTTTGTGACGAGCAGTAGCAGTGAGAGACACAGTAGAAGCAAAGGACTTTGCCTGATTGCGTACAGTGTCCAGGAAGCGTCCCTCGTCGGACCCATTGATAACATAATAGTCTGCGCCTAGTTCATTACAAAGTGCCTTGGCAATCGTAGTCTTGCCAACACCAGCGGTTCCAGACAGAAGAAGATTGGGGATCTCACCCTGCTCCAGAAACCCCTTGAAGGTGTCTTTTACGGCGTCTGGGAGAATGCAGTCCTCAATAGTTTGAGGACGATACTTCTCCACCCACAGGAAATCATTCATCAAGGTTCAAGCGCAATAAAGTATTTGATACCGTCGCCTTTGAAGAGAGCGACATTTTGGTTACTGATAGAAACGTTGTAATCGTTGGTAAGGAGTTTCAGGTTTTCAACTTTGAAACAATAGCAAAACTCATCTTCGCTCTCACCAACTTCGACAGAGTAACTGTTAGAAGTTTCATTCTTACGATCGGTAACGGACAGAACCATAGTACCATTATCAACGTGAAGACACAAGTCAGGCAATTGATAGATACTAGCAGCACGCTGCAACTGTTGCAGTGATGTTGCGGGGAGGAAGAACTTGACTGCAGTGCTTGGCAGATCAATTTCTTTCTCAGGTGGTTGCACAATCACATCAGGATCGGCATAGAAGAAACGAGTTTTAGAACGACCACGCTCATCACTCACCGTGACATAGTTGCTCTCACTAGTGTCGATTTTCGGTTGATCAAAGAGAGACAGACCGCCAAGGAATACACCCAGATCGTAAATAGAAATCTGCGAATCAAACTGCTCCTGAACGTCAGCGATAGCAAGAATGTTTTTATTGATGCTAAGAGTAGCAACTTTATTACCAGGTTTAATAACAATGGATTTATTGATCGAACAAAAGTTCTTGAGAACTTCAATAGTGGACTTAGAAATTACAGTCATTGAGGGTACGTTTCAGTAGGGGGTGCAGATTTGTCGCTGAAATAAAGAAGGAGAAGACCGTAGTGCAGGATCTTGATAATGTCACGACGGGCAGTTCCCTTCTTATCGTATCGAGATGCATACTTCAGGATGTTACTCCTACAGAATGCTTCAGCATCTCCACAGGCATCAATCAGATCCAGCGTCTGAATACTATCAGTTGCATAATGCTGATTGTATGTGCCAATAATATAGTCTCGGAGCTCTTTCAAGAGCTCCTCTTCATTGTACTTCATTGATCATTCAGAAGGTCAGAGTTTTCAGTATTGTACTCGGAATCCTCACCTGCGTCAACCTTCGTGTAAAGGTCAAGGAAGGATTGCTTGGTGTCATCATCAAAACGATTGACACACTTAGTGATAGCGTCCAAACGATCACCAAAGATTTGATACGCTTGGACAATGTGAACCAGACGACGAGTGGTGATGACCTCATCAACCCCACCGTCAAAGAAAGTTTTACGGATAGCACCTGCCCACTTCACCAGGTTCTCAGCGAAGTCAGCATCAGCACCAACATTCTGCAGGATCTTAGTTTCTACAGTGGCAGCGGGATAATCTTGCTCGAAGGTAACGGGGAAACGCTCAAGGAATGCTTCATTGAGAATATTGGTTCCAACAAAGCGACCGTCATCGCTGCCTTTACCTTTAGTATTTGCAGTTGCAATAACATTGAATCCTTGAGCGGGTTTTACATATTTACCAATCTTCTTCAGGAAAACACCCTTACCCTCAAGTACGGATTGCAGACACAGGATTTTGTTGGATGCCAGATCAATCTCATCTAGAAGCAACACAGCTCCCCGTTCCAGAGCTTCGATGACTGGACCATTATGCCAAACAGTATCGCCATTGACGAGACGGAAACCACCAATAAGATCATCCTCGTCCGTTTCGATTGTGATGTTGACACGAATCAACTCACGCTTTGCTGCTGCACAAGCCTGCTCAACGGACATGGTTTTACCATTGCCAGAAAGACCCGTGATAAAGATCGGATAGAACTTACGAGACTGTACAACCTTGCGTACAGACTGAAAATTACCAAACTGGACATAGGAATCATCTTTCTCGGGGATGTAGTTTACAGCAGAGGTGGCGGAGGGTGCTTCATATGCCTGCTCAATTTCTTTCACAGTCAAATTCCACTTACCCTTACCAGATTTATATGACTTAAGACGCTTGCAAGCAGTAGCATACGACACATTCAACTGCATTGATGCTTCACGAATGTTGTTGCAACCCACTTCATCACCAACATGCTCAGAAAGATACTGAACAAGATCTTCGGTGGTCACGGGGTTTGGAGCGAAAGGCATGTGTTTGTTTGTTGTCTATACAGATATTATAGCAGAAGACCCCCCCGAATGGGAGGGTCTAGGACAGTTATTTATGTGAACACTGCTGTCACACCCATAACAGTTGCTCCTGGGTTTCGTGCTAGAGCAATTTCTTTAGCGTGTTCATAGTCTCGTGCTTGAACAATTTCATCAAAAACTGTGCCAGCAACATAGAGTTGTACTTTACATTTCATGCGATTTGCTCAATGAATGCATTGAGGATAGTTTTGTTTG